TTGGCTAAGTTTGCTTCGGCGGAAGCTTTTGCTTGTTCGTTAATTGTTATCTCGTCTTCTTCTTCTTGCTGGTCTAACACTGTTGGTGGGTAAAGCGCGGCTCCTTCTGTCTGCAATCTTCGCAATTGTTCTTGTGATCTTGGTATAGATGCTTGAAGATTCGCTCCATATGGAAAAGTCTCACTGCTAAACTGTTCGCCGTCGTCGCCGCTGTTCCACCCTAGGGGGTGTTCGTGAATTACACCAAAATCAAGGTTTAGTTCGATCATTTTCGGCAATATGTTTCCGCCGGCATACTCAAACACACCAAAGTCAGGATTTTCTATATTATGAGCAATCGATAAGTTTTTAACGAATCCCAATAGACCGGATCCAGTGATGTCATCCGAAGTATTTCGATCGAAGATTCGACCAGGACCCATGCCCGAGTCCAAAGCCTCGTAAGTGTAGCCTTCGTCGGAGAACAGGTCGTTAACGTTAACTGAGGATTCCCCTGCAGCGGCTCCAACGTTTGAAGCTAAGTTCATAACCCTCATTCTTATTAAGGGAGACTGAGAGATAGTAGAAGAATTGTCGACATCTGTATAAGACGGATACAGGTAACTGATTAGTTTTTGTATTTTCGCAAGATTCTCGAAAGCTTCACTTTCAGAGGCTGCTGGGACGTTCAATCCTAGCGTGATACTTCTTGAGTTCTGCTTAAACATCCGAATCGGGTCCACTCTACCATAAACTGATTCTTCTGACCAATCAGAGTTGAATGATTCATTAAATGCGGTTATGAATGCTTTAAAGAAGACAGACTTTCCGCTTGGAACGTGCTGGAAACTGACTGTAAAGCCTTTGTTTGCCATGGCATCGGATCCGTCGACCAATTGCGGCTTCGCCGGCGTTTGCTTCGGGTCACCTATTAGCTTAAATGCATTAAAATAGTTATCTGCCATTTTTTAATCCTTTGTTCATGTTCTTTCGTTGGCGCAGTCGAGGTACAGTTGTCCGTTTTCCGCTCTCGTAATATCTATAACTTTGTTTTCGAATACTTGACCATCCAAGACAAAATTAACTGTCAACTTTGCCGCCCCGCTAGCGCTACTGCCTGTTGCGTTGGCAGCGGAAGCAGCAGGAGTTGCAGCAGCTGCAGGGGCTGCCGCCACAGCTGTCATCGCCATAGCAAGCGGCGCAATCTTGAGTGAACTAACTTCGTTAATGGAACCCGCGATCTCAGCAAATCCGGTTTGAATAGATAACATTTTGGCTTTAGTGATGTTGCCCATAGCGGTGAACACCCCCTCCATCTTATTAGCCATTATATTACCGACAGACGATAGGGTGGTTACTCCCAGAATCGACAACGGGTTACCTAATGCTGCTAGCGATCCCGCGAGAGTGTAAAAAGATAGGGCTAACGCGCCCACTCCCGTAGCAAATTCATATATCCCTCCGCCGGCGTTTGCAAATTCGACTAAGCTCTCGACGATCCCACCCATTCCTTCTATCAATTGACCGATACCTGCTGCGGCGATCCCAATACCAGCACCAATCAACAGAATTGCTGCACCGAAGGGGATAAGACCGGCGGCCGCTGTTGCTGTGGCGGGAGCTAGACCCGCTAAGGCATATATAATAGCGCCAATGCCTCCAGTAATCACGCCCGTAGCGATGAGCGCTTCACCACTCAAGCCCTTAAGTGATTCCGCCATGTTTCCAATTCCGGTGGCTGCCAAGTAGATTCCTCCACCTATCAAAACAACTGCTGCGCCAAACGATAGCATATTAAGCGCTGCTGTACCAGCTGCTTTCCCAGCCCCAGCGGTGATTTCGGTTCCTCGTTTCTGAGCGCTGTTAAGGGCTTCTTGGGCAGCTGTCTGAGCTATCAGACTTTCAGTACTCACTACTGTTCTGGCGGCGAGGATGGTCTGAATTCCATTATACAGACCCAACCCGAAGGAAAGCGCTTTCAGACCGATGGCGGCGAGTCCGATGTACTTCCCGTACTCTTGCAAAAACTCAGCAGCGCTCTCGATATACCCAATATAATCTATCATAAGTTCAGAGTTTTCAGCGAACATTGCATTTATCTTTTCTTGAACAGTCATTAGATCTTGTGCGCGTTGCTTTTGCTCAATAAGGGCGGCAGCTGACTCATTTGAGGAGCCAGACATCATATCCATATTGCCTGACATCATAAGAGCCAAGTCACCGACATCCGATAAACCTAGAGAGTTTGTATAAAACTGCTTTTGGTAATAAGACATATCATCAAATGACAACCCAGTGCTTGTAATAGCATCTCTGATCATCCCAAATCGTTCTGCTGGATCTGTTGCCATCATTAGATCCATTGCGTTAACAAAGTTTCCACCCAGTGCTGCGTTAAGTTGTCCAGCCTGTTCTGCGGCTCCTTCAAAGGTATCAAACTTGTTTGTGATTGCTAACACCTTTTCCATTTCCATACCGGTGATCTTGGAGATTCTTGCAAGATCTTTGAATGCTTTGCCGGCTTGGGTACCAAACTTAGAGAACTGTGGACCCATCGATGCAAACTTTGCGGCTAGTTGTGCGGGCGGAACACCAAGAGCTTCTGCTGTTGCAGCTAGTTCTCTCTGGTATCCTTCTGCTTGCATCGATGTCATACCCATCATCTTCGTGGCATTCTGCATTCCACTTGCGAAATCCCCATTGGCGATCCCGTAGGCTCTCTCTAATGTTGTTGCTGTTTCTGCGATCGCTTCCTGTTGCGTGCCGGCTATCATTGTGAAGTCTGTGAAACCTGTGGCTAGTGCTCCATACGCTTTCGTGACATCTTCTACTGACGCGCCATATTGGTTCATCTCTTTGTATAGAGACTTAATTTGATCTTGAGAAGCCTCCCCTAATGCATACTGCTTTTCGAAAGCCTTTGACTGTTTATCATAGCTCACTAGTAGTTCATGAATAGAGCTTACTTGCTTATCAATGAACGAGGTAGCAGCGGAGTCAGCTAATCTCATTGAGGTCGCCATCACAGACTTCATAGCTGCGCCCATGTCTTCTGTGGCAACTTTTGCCATTAAGACCGCCTGAGTAACCTTTCTTGACAAGCCTGTCGACATATCGAGGCTTTTATTAAACTCCTTCGAAGCGTCAAGCATAGCATTTTGAGCATCTAGTCTTTTCTTAAGCTCTGTAACTTCCCGCGCACCCTCCGCTGCGGCTTCTCCTCCGAGTTGCAGTTTCTTCTCGGCTAGTTCTATTTCCCTCCTTGTTAGCTCTGCTGCAGCCTCTCGCTTGAGTATGTTACTGTCGAGGTTTGTGCCTATTTTACTCAAGCCTGCGATGTATTTCTCTTGAGCCCTAATCGAAGCTTCGATTGCTTCTACACTCTGCGTGTGCAGTTTGACTTCTTTTTCGAGTTCTGCTATCCTCTCTTTATTTGCTTCTGCGTCTTCAGCTTTGAGTTTGGCTATCTCTTTCTGCAATTCCAACACTGAGCGGAGATTATCTTGTTCTGACATATTTGTACTCCTCTCTTTGTGTTTCGCGCTATGCTTTGTTAATTAGTCTGCTTAAGTAATTAGTTAATAACGAAAAAAGGACAAGAAACCAACGCTCTTGTCCTTTTCATTTATTAGCTAACTAATCTTATACTTTTATCAAGAGCGAATGCTCTTATCTCTTCATTCTGTCTGCTAACTCTTTTGGCATTTGTGGTGAGTTAAACGCCGTTAAATCTTGAGAACCACTTCTGCCCTTCGAAGACTTTTCTGCAGCCTCCTGTTCCATCTCAAGTTGCTTAACGAGCCTCTTAACAAACCAAAGCCTCAAACCAATTGGCAAATTGTATGCCTCTGAAAACGACCAACCGCCTGAATATTTTAAAAAGAAGAACTGCTCATAAATGTTCTCCATATACTCAGCGGTCAGGCCAAAAAAAGTCCGCTGATAGCGGCACCTCCATGTCCTGTTCGTGACCGCACTCTCCGCACTCAAAGTTTTGAGTTAGATCGACGTTTGGTGCCACGTGGCGGTAAGATGAGCGCAAGTGGCGAGCATCAAGGGATGGAATGTTCTCAATTAGATAACTGACTGCTTGCATTGAATCGTCTCCGTTAACAGAGACAACCATATTACGAATTTGTGTTGTGATAGCCTGCTCCGGACGCTTTCTCTTACGAGCCGTCTCAAGCTGGTTAACCATATTCTTTTCATCTACACCGGTTAAGAGCCTAAACGTGGTCTGCACCCTAGTCTTCGGCAAAGTTGTTGTAAATGTGCCGTCGTCATTATCGATGATACCTAATGCTTCAGCAGTATCTCCGCCATATACGTCAGCGTCACTCAAATCAAAGTTATATTCTTGAACCGCTCCACAGGATGGGCAGCCAACCTTAGTCTTGTATTCATTTCCATAGCCGGAAATACGAGCAGCAATAATAATTGCGTTACGATCTCCTACGAGCATTGAATCAGGATTTATTCTCTTATTGACAATAAGGCTCTGAATAACACGCTCAATAGCAACGCCGCTCTTTAGAAGAGTTCTAGACGTTAGCATATCCTCTTCTTTTGCAGTCATCTGCTTAATCTCAATTGTGGTCTGCCCATGTAGTGGGTGGGTTTCTGGATAGAACCTACCTCCCGATGGCATCTCCACAAACTCTGTTGGAACAACAAACGAGAAACCTGGGGTTTCTTGATGAGCTTGTGGAGGGGCAGAGTTATCTTGTGGGGTCGGGTTCCCCATTCGATCTCTATTCCGTGACAATATACACCTCTTCTTCTATTTTATTTATTATATCACAAGTCTATTAGACTTTAAAGAACTCTTGACCGCCACCAACTGTTGCAGCTGATGGACCGGCTGTCTCGACGCGAGCCCAGTCATACCGAAGACTAACAGAGATCTCTGTCAAATCATCGTTGCCGTACTCTAGGTTGTCACCATACTTGACTTCTGTAACAAAAGAGTTCCATAGTGTCCAAGTTTCAAGTGGGTTACCATCTGAATCAAGCTGAGTAATGATAACTGTACCAAGAGCCGCTGCAGACTTCGCCTTAGAGATACTTGTCATTGTCTCGGCGTCTGTAGGGGGAGTATACCCGGAGCCCTGAATGATTGCTGATAAGGTAGCAGTCAGATCTGGATCAACTGGGTCGACCATAGTCACAGTAATTGGTTCCCAAGTAACATTACCTGGGTAGTAAAAAGTGTGGTTTAGGTACTTATGCTCAGCTGCGTTAATTGCAAATGATGGCTTTCCACAAGACTTGGCGTACCAAAGCTTAGCTCCACCTTGAGCAGCTTGAATTCCTTGGAATTCAACAGAGAATCTAAAGTTTCTCTTTGGATCGTTGAGAGAAGCGTTCTCTCCGAAATTTTCAGACCAGAATGGCATGTTGGGTTACTCCTGTTAATCTATTTTTAAGTAGTGATTCGGGGGGAAATTCCCCCGACATTTTATCAATCATCAAACGAGGCACCGGTTGAGGCAACCACGAAGTCAATCGCGATGTACTCAATGGCACGTGCTGGTTTGACCATAATCTTCGCATACATGATGTTCTGATCAATAAGGTCTGGGGTTGTTGTTGTCTCGTCGAGAATCAAGCGGTAATCAGTGATACCGAACTGAACCTTAACATTTGCTAGGAACGGCTCAACTAGTGACCTAAAGCGGTTCCAAGTAGACTGCACGTTCTGCTCGAATAGAACCTGAGTAGAGAGAATGGAAATCTGCTTCTTAAGGTAGATTACCAATCGTCTTACATTGATTCTATCAAGAGCCGACTGGTTCTCCTGAAGAGTCTTCTGTCCAAACGCTACAATGCCGGTAGAAGGGAAAGAAGCGATTGGGTTAATGCTAGCCTCGTACAACTTGTCTCTCTCCTTGGATGTTAGTCTCTCAGTTACGTTCGTAACTGGGATTCCTGCTGCACCATCAGAAAGACCGCCGCGATTGAAGCCGGCTGGAGCATACCAAAGGTGGGTGGAAGCCTGAGAACTAGCTAAGACTCCCAACATTGCGACAGAAGGCGGAATCCAGAGAAGGCGTCCGCTAGCGTCGTCACGAGTCTGAACCCATGGGTAGAAGGTCGCTCCATAAGAGGAGTCAATTCTTCTGCCCTTAAGCGCTTGGGCTACGGAATCTACACCGGAGCCGCGACGAGCCGCTCTAGATGCGTTGTATGCCTCGTGAGCAGGGGTGTAAACATCCGAAAGGTCGATAATCGACATTGCGTCTGCGCGATCCTCACACACATTCACCAAGTGAGTCGTAAGGGTATCATTAGTCAACCCAGGGACGGTCATTAGGTTCATATCCAAGGACTCAGGGTCAGCAACTGTATCGATTGATCTCTTGAGAGTGTAGTACGGAGAACTAGTTGTCTCAGAAGCGCTGGTCAGTCCTGCGTTGTAGAAAGGATCTGGCTTGATAAGATCGAGTCCATCAAAACCACCGAATACCGGAGAAGTGAACCTGTCGTAACCTGCATCTAGCAGAGTCTTATATGTTCCGCCGGCGTTTATACTAACAGCATCGCCGCTGGCAAAAGAGCCAGACTCGTAATAATATCCTGTGCCACTGTTCTTTCTAACATCGTTTAGAGAGAAGACATATGCGTACTCTGAGCCAGCTGGGGCGCTAGTAGAAGTGTCCACGCTCTGTAGAAATCTTCCATCCAACATACCGTGGACATCTCCAACACTCAAGTCCGCTCTTGTGGAAGCAGCAGTTCGGGTGTTCATCATTCCAAAGTATGCGTTTCTTGCGTCAGCTAGTCCGCCATCAGAAGCGCTAACGCGCAACCTAACAGACGGGAATACTAGTGAACCGGATACACCAACTGCTCCGCTGGACTCCAAGACGCTAGCTCCGGCACCTACAAGAGTAGAGCCCCAGTGGATCATTCTCCCGACAGGAGCGACGGCGAGGTCAATAATTTTCGCATCTGAGTACTTGGGAGGACCAAAGTAACCAAATGGCAAGTACAGTGCATTTGTTGCACCCTCTTCCACATCAGGGTTGCACTCAACATAGACATACTTAGACTGACTCTGGTAGTCGCCATAGGTCTTTAGTCTGCGCTGTGTCTCATCCCATACAGAGTACATGTTACCGATTTTCCTAGCAACAAAGTTAGGAGAAGATGGGTCGAGAGTAAGGTTGTCGAACCTCTCAAGAACTTGCACGCGGTTATCGGTGTCATTGAGTCGACGAAGAACCACAGAGAACGTTCCATAATCTGTTGTTGTGGTTGTAGACGCTCTGATTTTTTCGATAGACACCTTGACGTTCTTGTTTAGCCACTCTCCGTGTCCTCGTCCAATGAGGCGGAATAGTTTCTGCTGATCTTGCGGCTGCCAACCGGCTGCCACACCATCCAGATCCTGACCAATAAACCAGCCAGTGTTTGCTTCTTGGTGTGGGACTCGGTTCTCGTGAGGTCCCGTTGTCGCGGCAGAGTCTAAAGCAAGAGGTAGAATTACCGCGTGCTTAGTTCCGGTGTCCAATGATGCATCTCGGACTTCCTGCTCGAAAGTCTGACCTAGCCAATATGGAGCGAAGGAAGAAGAGGGGTAAAACTCGCCCTGGTCTGATGCCAGTTGCGGGTTTGTACTAAATACTTTACGGATGAAGGTGTCAGCGCTATCATCAAAGCCAAACTTGATTTTCTTGTTCCAAGAGCCGATAGAGCTAGTTACCACTGCGGTAATCAACCCATCAGACCCAATGTCCATAACTTTCCCGATGCCCTGAGCAGGCACGACCGTACCAGAGCCGATTAGGTTACCACTTAGCTGAATGGAGGCAGACTTGTTTAGATAGAAAACAGCAGCCAAGCTACCAGTACCGATTCCGCCGGCGGCAATGCTGAAAGAAGCACTTGGGAACAGGAACAAGCCGTAGGCTCCTCCGTTCTCTGCCAAAGTAGTTGCAGGATCCTTAACAGTCTCCCAACCAGCTTTTCCGTCTGCAGTTGCGTCTGCGGACTCTTCACCCAATAGGCGGATATAAGTAAGAGGGGCAACGTTGGAAACTAAAAATGCCTTTGCTGCGTATGTTCCGTACATGGGAGACTGATAGTTACCATCTCTGGATACATCTCCGCCAGCACCACCGGGTACTGTGTCACCAAACATCTCAACAAATTCTGAATAAGACTGAACCTTGATCGGCTGCAGTGCTAGTCCGCGCGTGGAACGACCGACAACGACTGGTCCAATCGCGTCCGATGATCTCGGGATAAATGAGTTATCAATCTCGTTGATAAACACCCCAGGAGATACAAATTTAAAACTCTTTACTGACATATTTAGTTTTCCCTCTTTATAAAACGGTATTAATTGATGTTTCAATCATACTTTAAATAGTATTTTCGTTTTCAAAAGGATATCAGGATGTCAAGAAAAACAATGGATTTAGTTCCTGAACCTATTTATCGTCCTCAAACCACGTGATATTTCCGACAGGTACTGTACTTTCTTTTGGGAACTGGTATTCGACTGTGTTTTCATCAATCCTGACAATAGGTCGATCATCGTTGATTCCCTCTCCGATTAGATAGCCAAGAACTCGGATGTTGACTTCTGTGTTGAAGAGTCTAGTTTCCTCGTTTAATGAGGCTAGGTTATTAGAATGAGTAAAGTTCTGTTCAATAAACACTTCATAGTTGTGCCCATTTCTATGCAGGGATAGCGCGTTTATCTGCCCTGTGCGAGTAATAAACGGTGTTACTAGATCGTTCATTTGTTGTTGGTATTCTGTCGTAATCCTTAACTTGTATTCTACGTTAATATAAACAGGGATCGGAATTGAGATTGTTTTGATAACGATCTTATGATTTTTTCTCGGGTAGTACAGCTGATCTGCCCCAGAGGGATTGTTCCTGGTGTTGGCGACGGTTGCGAAGTTCCTTGTCTTATCCTGAACTATTTTCTTGGCAATCACAAACCTTCCTGCGCGACCATTTCTATCGTCAGAAAAATAATGCGCCTGAAAGGAGCCCTTTCTCTCGGGATCTTTAACTATGCCGGTCCTTTCAATGCTTATCAGCGGAAGCTTGAGAGCACTGTTGTCGTCTCTTAAGTCTGCCTTGTTCTTGATCTGATATGACCTCTCTGGAACTTGCCAAAGAACTGGAATCTCTCGTCTACCTTCGTTTGTGATTGTGTAGAGATTGAGATCCTTCTTTAGCCACGATGTGATCACATAGTCAACATCTTCGATGGTAGACGAGTACATTCCCATCTCTTTCAGAGAGAACGTGTGAGAGCCAGTTGGCAACATGGCGAAATCAAAGTTATTAGGTAGCATCGAATAGTCCCTGTCTGGATCGCTTGCAAGTAGCGGTGATTTCGAAATCTCGATTTGCCTGCCCAAATAGTAGGCGAGGCTCCACCAACTTAACTATCTCATAATAATTATCGTTATACAAAACAAAATCACCTTCTCGAACATATATGTTTTGATCCTCTTCAACTCTCCTCTTGTGAAAGTGAATATTGATCTCCCAAGTTTTATCAATTCCGAAGCCTTCCATATAATCTGTAGAGAAGTCTGTGTATTCAACGAGAGCATATACTCGGACTGGTGGCAAATAGGTTTTCTCGATTGCTTCCCCATACAGATCGTGAAAGTTAGTAGTTTCCATATCAATAGAATAATACAGTATCTGTTGCCCAATGACCTTTTCAATAAGTTCATCGTTGACTTGCTTTACTAGGTCTCTCTCCTTTTTACCTAAGAACAAGGGAGGAGGTGGAGATGCTGGTCTTTTCCATTCGTCTGACATCTACTGTTATCCCACAAATATTGGCAAGGGGGTTATCTTAAGAACATTGGCAGCTGCGTCAGTAACTTCCTGATCTTGTTTAGCTAGGGCTGGGTACTCGACTTCCTTCAGCAACTCTTTTAGTTTCTCTTTGAGTTCTGATTGCTCTTCTTTCGCTTGTGATAGGAGATCTGAGTGATTCAGCGTTACGCTTTCGCCAGGAATCGGAATTGTTGTAAACTTGCCGCGAATCTGCCCCAACATCTCCTTGCAGAGCGCTAAGCAATACTTTCTTATCCACTGCATACCCATTGAGTTGATATTTTCGTATGGCAAGTTATCAAATGGTATTGTATTCAAGTTGTTGATGCCATCGACACCGCTGTTGTAGGAGCCTGTAGCGAACGGTTCTAGGTCTACTTGGAACCTAAACCAGATTCTTTCTGCCAATCCGTCGGAGCTATAGTGACTTGGGGTTGGGAATAGTCTCAACTCGTTGTTTGTGAGGTCGTAGGAGTAGTGTGAGGTGCGTGTATAAATCGAATCCTCGTACATAATCGCTTGCATTTTATTTTGCCACGTAGGGACAACCTCGAAGGTAGAATCATCGGCGTACTGACCGTAGGTTGAAGAGTTGCCCACAACTCCGATGCCTCCGTAGTAACCGTAGAAGCGCCACATAGCACGCGGAGACTTAAAGAAAACCTGCGTGATAAGTACACGGCTATCTCCGACTTTGCCTGAGTAATCAACTGCAGTTCCTTCATCATCGACGCCCGAAGTTGATGCACTCTGAATAATCGATTGCAGGTTATAACTTTGCTTATTCTTTACTGGCTTAAACGATGCAGAATATATAGGAGTTGTGCCTCCGAAACCGCCAGCGGTGGCTGCCCCGTCACCAACCCTACGAGAATAGCCCAGAGAAAATCGAGGATACTTTAAGTTCGAACCAGACGGACCTGATGTTAGGTCTCCTTTATGATCGAAAGTTCCTGTCGCTTGTCCCAGGATAGAAGATAATACATTCTTTCCCTGGTGTGTGTTGATTATATATGAGTATTCTAGAACAGCTTCTTCGTATGCCGCATAGACGTTTGAGGGTGTCAACTCGATGTCTACTACATCTCCACCCAACTTCTTGTAAACATAAGCAACTTGAGTGGCTGCGCCGCTGATAAATTCATTGGAGCTGCTGTATACCCCAAACGGTAACGATGCTGCTACATTTGCAGTACTCCCCGTAGAGGTTAAGACAATCGCGCTGGTTGTGCTTTTTGGTTCTAAGTTGGTTGGCATGCAAGAGACCTCCTATTGTTTAAGTAGTGATCACATAAACAAAACCCCCAGCGGACTGGGGGCTCTGATTACAAATGATCGATATTTTCAGCCTTTCTTAGAAACTGTTTTTCTTTTTGTCCTCGACTTTCTTGCAGGAATCTTCTTTTCCTCGGCACTTACACTTGGTAGTGGGGCTGCTTCTTCGAGTTCTGGCTTAGCCTCTGCTAGCTCAGGCTCAACAACACTCTCTACGATATGCTCGGCAGGCTTTGCAGTTTCCAAAACAACTGGCTCGACCTCTGCTACTAGTGATTCCATGCTCGACTGCATACGTGCGCGGTGCTGCATACGTTTCCAACTTTTACCCATAATGATCTCCTTTGATTCTTTTGATAATATTTATTAATAAATTGTTTAGGTTATGGCACTATGCTAATACTGATGCATCATTGATTATGCCATCGATATACCAATTGGTGCCATCGCTCCAAAACTCTAACCTATCTCCGATGGCTTTATTAGAGCCGAGTGTGATGCTTTTCTTGTCGACGACCGCAACGCGGACGATTGTTGTCGCATTAGTGTTGTGTCGATAGTTTCCTTGTAGGATCGTTGCTTCGCTATCCGTCTGAATTTTATGCAACTGGGCTGTGGCTGCGTATATTTCGAAATGTAGCCCCACGTCTGGTGCCGGCAAGGTTATTGTGCAGATTCCACCTGCATTAGCCATAAGAACTAGCGCTCCGGAATCCGTTGCTGATAATACTTTGGTTGCGCCGGTTACTGAAATAACGTTCATTCTGCGTGGGACTTCTTCAGTAATCCCCATTAGCTTCTTAAGCCTTTGTCTGTTTGGTGTAACTGCCATTTTAAGAGTCTCCTATTTGTATGTGTCTCTCGTACAAAACTAAATAGTTTGTTAAAAGACAAAAGCCCCCCTTGACAATTGTCAAGGGAGGCTTTTGGGTTTAGACGACTTAAGTACTAAGCGCCGGACTCACCAAGAAGTCCTCGGACAACCACTAGACCATACATATCAGGACGAACCATCTGCTTGGCATAGCGAGTCATCACGCCCTTGCGGGGCACGAAGTCCTCTGGACCGAAGATGGTAGGTGTTGTCTGTAGTGGGACATAAGGGGCGTATACGTATCCGCTCTCTAGGAAAGAGGAGCCGCGACGACCAACGAGAACCACGTTGCGTAGGAAGTAAGGGTCAACAATGACATCAAACTTCTTGCTCAAAGAGCCTACAGCAACAGCACCGATGGAACCAGTCTCAGAGTCAGCTGTGACGCTGGCACGGAATCCGGAGGTGAACTCAAGGATGTTTGCAACTTCAGGTCCTACGACGACGAAGTTAGCACCACCACGAAGAGTCTTACGGTGAATGGCAGCAGAGACATCATTAATTGTCTCAGCTAGAGTCTCATACCACTCGGACACAGTACCGGTGAAATCAGGAGCCTTAGCGCTAGCACCAACCTCGTTACCGTTGACATCTAGGAAGAGACCAGGGGCACGGGACCAGTAGCGGGTAGCTGCGGTTGCGCCGTTAACGAGGTCGGCAAGGATCTCGCGGTCAATCTCTAGAGCAATCTGCTCGGAGAGGATGCTGGTAAGCTCAACCTCTGCATCCATGTTGTGGTATGCGTTGAGGTCCTGACCAAGCTCTGGACTCCACTTAGCCTTGAGCTTCTTGGTCTGAGCGGTGACAGCGATGGAATCCACCTTAATGTCAATCTCAGGAATCTCAGAAGAACCCTCTAGTCCCCAAGTGGTGGTACCAACGACAGAGCCGAGAGCGCCGCCACCAGTTAGACCATCAACCTGTGGGTAGGAGGCGCTGAGGTTACCGACAGTAGTAAAGGCACCATCGGGAATGTTGATGCCTGTCGCACCTGAAAGGGCGGAGAAATACAGAGCCAAGTTACCAGAGGAATCCTCGCGCTGTAGGCGACGAACCTGCTGCAGAGTAGTGGCATTTAGACCAGAACCAGTGATTGCGACGACTGCGGCTGCTAGAGCCTGTACTGCGGCAAAGTTGTCCTTGTCTAGATCGCTAGGAACGTCTGCAGATGCAACAATAACCTCTAGAACCTTGTGGGTAGCACCAGCGCCAGTAGCTAATGCTAGAAGGTCTGGATCCCACTGGATCTTCTTAAGGTTAGCATTTGTCATATCCGCTCCAGCGGCACCAGACAAATCGATAACAGTCGCGGTTAGGTTGCCAGTAGCAGCGACAAAGGAGCCACTTGGGGATCCATATGCGTAACCACGAGCAGAGGTGCGAGGACCAGAAAGGTCGCCACCAGAAGAACCAACGATGTTAACACCGCCAGTGACCTGGGAACCAACACGGTCTGTACCGTAGATGGAAGAACCAGTGGTGTTACCCATTCTGCTAGCATCTGCTGTGCCAGTACCGATATCTCCCGAGAATGTGAAATCAAGGAAGAAGATGAGACCCGATGGGAGGCTCATTGGCTGAACGGAAACGAGATCGTTTGCGATCAACCCTGCGAAGACACGACGTACAATCGGGAATGCGACGGCTGCGAAGCCCTCAACATCACCAGCCTGCATTGTTGTGCTCTCACGAAGAAGCTCTTTAGCTTGGTTCTCTAGGAGACGTGCCATTGAGTTCTTCTTACGATCATTTTCAAGTCCTTCTAGTAGACCTGTGCGCTCCCACTTTGCTAACAAAGCGTGACCTTCAGCGCGCATATCACGGTTAACGACACCTTCGCTTAACCTTTCAATTATACCAGCCATTTTAAATACCTCCTGTTAATTATTGTATTTGTATTATTTAATACCAGCTAGTCTCTTCATTCTCTCAGAAAGAGGGTCAGAGATTGTGCTCTCTTGACGAGAAGCACGAATAAAAGATGATCGCTTATTGCTGATTGCTTCGCTCAATGATTTTGGGCTTCGCTTGGGCTTAGCCTCCACTGTGCTTTGAAGGGTTTCGTAAATAACCTTTGCATCTGATACTGAACCAGCGTTAGAAATAGTTTCGGCAATCTTTTGTTTTTGCCGCTCATTTAAGGAGGGATCTCTAAGTACACGGTTCGTGTAAAGCAAGCGGGCGTTAGAAAGGTTTATATCATATAAACTTTCCTTAAGTTCGCCAATTGCATGCTCATATTTAAAAAGTTTCTCACTGAGTTGGCTATTTTCAAAAACCAACTCTTCTTGAGCTTTCTTTAAAGTTTTTAATTCATCCTGAACATCGGTGGAGCGCCGATGGGCTAGCTCCTTCTCGATTTCATATGTGATAGATTCGGAAGAGCGTCCTGCCCAACCAGATAGGTCTGCGCCCATATCGACGGTAAGCTTCTCGACAATTGCATCAACAAGAGAGTCTGTGACTTCTTCGAGTCCTGCGTTTTTCATAGCAATCGAGTCGGCTGTTTCGGAGGCTGCTTCACCGCCGGCGGGATCTCCCTTTTCATCGTCAACTCCCGCAGTATAATCCACGTCGGCTTCCGGGTCTGGTAGTCCGGAGTCTTCTTCGTCGAGAAGAGCCTCTAGGATATCCTCAGTAATCTCTATTTCTTCGTCTTTGCGTAGAGCAGCGAAGTCATCGGCATCGATATCCCCATCATCGTCCTTGTCTAGCTCACCCTGATTACCAGATAGTTCTTCTTCTAACTCTGCCTCCAGGGAGGCTACTGCTTCTTGGAGAGCGTCAAGATCAACAGTGACCCCAACTGGTTCACCCTCTTCTGTCATATTCTCTGGCATATCTCCCTCCTCCTCTGAAAGGTTGTCGGTGGCTGCTAATGGGACACCTTCTGCGACCTCTTCTACAGATCCGGAGTCTTCTTCTAATCCCAAAGATGTGTCGTCTTGCTCAAGAAGCTTATCGAGTGTTTCTTTGACTTCTGATGCATACTTCTCGATAATTGTTGTTTCGGCGTTCTTGAGTGCCGAGTCACGTAGCGCTTTTGCGTCAACGATAGCTTCTCTTAGCAAGCTTGACATGTATTTGTCTCCTAAAATAGCAAATGTTCAAAAATAAATAGTATGTAATTGAAGTAAAAGCAAGTGTTTGTTACTATCAATTTGGAGTGCCAACAATAAATCAACTACTCCTAGCTAATAGTTTCAATCTTGAGCGATATCAGTTAGCAAAAGATATTGCATACGTTACCATTTATTTTTGCCCCATAATCGCCCATCCGTTAACACCGTTGCCGGCAATTATTAGCGCGCCCCAGTCAGCCTCAATCTTTGCTTGCGCATTCCCGTCGATTGTTTCAGAGCCAGAAGCAGCAATTACTATGTTTTTTGTCGATGCCACACCCTGTATATCCTTGAAGACTAGAGTCGCTCCCTGTCCCAGTACGCTGGCTGCTGGCAAGCTAGCGGTTATGTGACTGGCGTTTCCAGAAACTACTAGATAATAAGATCCCAGCTCAACGTTAAAGTCTGCACTCTTCACCTCCGTGTTGTGTCTTACGGTGCCCTGCATGATCGTTGTGTTTGAGACTGTGACATCCCCAGCACCGTTGATCTGAAATATCGGATTCTTTGTGTCTGACTTGGTTGAAAATATTATCCCAGAGTCCGAGCCACTTAGATCGAGTACCGCGTCAGGAACTAACGTATTAATTCCGACCCTCTTCGCGGAAGAAGAGACAAATAGGGTACTGTCTGCAACAGATCTATTATTGTCATCGCCAACAAAAAGACGCCCTTTATCTAAATTTGGTGTTGCATTTGTGCGACCAGCTCCACCAACTTTGATCTGATTATCTCCGCCGACGCCGTTTCGAACAACTGATCCGATATTTTGCAATAAATTACCCTGCCCAGCTGGAGCAGTGTTAGTCAGACTGCCAGACGTGCCACCAGAACCAGTTTGAACGAATAAAGTGGATCCTTGAGTAAATGTCTCACCTGGAAATAGAGTGCCTAAGTTAAGATTCCCTACCGAGCCGAAGGTTACAATTTGAACGCTTGCATTTTGCGCAACGGTTGAGTCCGCAATGCCAAAAGCTGGCATTTTGCTTGGGTCATCTGCAGCTGCGAGTGCCACCGTCGGGGTCTGACCCTGGACGCCGTTAATATAGACAACTTGACCTCTTGTAATAGTCGCGCCCTCATCGTTTACTGCATCAAACCGAACAGAGCCTTCTAGATCACCAATCACCTCTTCTACGTGCAGTCGGCTCCATTGCAGGTCTGTTGAGCCGAGATCGCTGGTTAGCGTAATACTTGGCACAATATTAACTGACGATGTAATCGCCGAACCAGAAACAATAAACCTTTGCTGTCCATTTGTTTTTATCGCAACAAAATCGTTCTCAAAATCGATTTGGGTGTCCAACGGATCTGATTCAAACTTAATGTCTCCGTGTTGTTGTGGACCTTTCGAGCTATTGTAAGCCATTGTTAATATTCTCCATTATTGTTTTCTCAAGTACCTCTTCCACCAATAAGCCACCAGCGATCGCCATCGGACTGAAACGTTCTTGTTGAATAGTTCATCTTAATTATGCAAGTGTCTGATAAATCGATTGGTCCCTCTTCACAAGAAACTTCGACCACACTGGATGTGATCTTATATTTATCTGAATTGGTTTTTTTAATTATTAGTATTCTTCCGTGATTGTTGTTGGCTGGCGGGAGTTTAACTTTCACTTTGTTCTTCAAAGTATCACACAAGACAGTATAATCTTCTTTCTGTATTTCGTATACTGGCGTATCGGTCTTTTTGATGTTGTGGTACACAGAACCCTCACAAACAAACTTGCTATCTATTTTTAGACTGTCTGTCTGAATCTTACCATCGACCTTCAGTAAATTTGCTGCGGAGTCATACGTAAGTTTAGCCGACGATTCAAATTCACGTGCGCCCTTTAGCTGTAGTTGTCCCTTGGAGCCGGCTGCGTGAGGTACCTTCGTATTAATATAGCTATCATACAAGTTTCTCAGAGTGGTGCTGTTTGTGGAGCCTCGGGAAACATCCCCCACAATTAGCAAGTCGTTGTCTGAGAGATTTTGACCTTGTGAGTTTATTTTCTCTGCTTTCGCCGGATCTATACAGAGCTTGTGGTTCTTGATTGACAGTGCTGAAGTTGTCGATATGTTTAATTCTATTCCTTCAGTGTCGTCACATCTGAGACCGTGACCGGTCTTAACTTGTAGGCTGCCCCTTACGTTGATCAAGCCAGGACCGCTTCTTATAAAGCGCGCAGGAATTGTGCCAATAAACTTATCTGCCGGCAGATCTGATAGTTGGGTAGCTGAGCCCTCGTACAAGTCTGCTGCAATTTTCTTTACTTTAAGTTTGTCCCCGTCATAAGTTAAGTCGTGATACGAGCGAGCGCCGGTCTCACGATCACACACTAAAAGACTGTTTTGTGAGCCACCTTTGATATTTGTGATCGCAACATCTTTCATCGTCGCACACGGGCTTTGCGCATCAGTGTCATAAAACACACTAGCGCTAATAGTATTTTTAAATACTTTGACTCCCCCGATCTCCTGATCGCCATACTGATCAACAGATCCTTCTACGATACCTTTTAATACATTATAAGCCATTATATTCCTCTACTCTCATAAATAGATCTTTGTTTTCTTTATCTCCCTATAAGTAGCAAGCAAAAAAAAGGATGCCCCTCTTGCGAGGGGCACCCAGTATTATTAGATTGTCCTAGTCGGAACAAAGTTTAGACTAGAAGAGTCTCCAGAGATCACTACCAGCATCAATGCAAACCATAGAAACGGCGGCAAATGGCGACTCAAGAACGATAGCGGTCTCGCCATCGACTGTTGCGCCCTGGATTGTAATGGTTAGGGTGGAACTGCAGTTAGCAGGAGCCTTAACCTGAACGATGTCACCAGCTTCGCCTGGAGCAGGCATTGTCAAAACGCGAGCAGCAGTCAAGTTAGCGGTACCGTAGTTGAAGCCCTCTACGAGGTTGGCATCTGCGTCGGCGTATGCAACTGGTGCAGTCGCGGAATCAACAGAAAGCTGTCCACTAGCAGATAGACTGAGACCAGCGCCAGCAACAGACGACTTGAGCTTGAGACCACCAGCGTCAACCTCAAAGGAGGTGGAACCAGAAAGCAACATTGCAGCCTGGAACGCGCCGGTAGCAGAATCATAGCTCATATCGATACTGTTTGTATCGACAACGCTGAAGTGAGCGCGTGTCTCAGCAGCAGATGGACCGGTGTATGTGAACACGCCGGAACCACTGTTGTAAGCGAAGGAACCGTCACCACCAGCATCTGTAGCAGACACCGAAGCGCGAGAACGCACGTCTGTGTAGTAAAGGTTTGTCTCTTCAGGAAGGTCAGCTGTGCTGACCTGACCTGCGCCAGTTCCAAAATCAATGTGAGAATCCTTGACACCATCAGCTTTCAGCTGTAGTGTATCAACGTTGATCTCGATACCAGAATCATCGACGAGAACTGCTAGAACCTCGGAAGTGAATCCGATACCAGCACCAGCGACGGAAGAGTCCAATCTCATTACTCCGCCATCATCAGCTAGAGCAGTGCCACGCTGTAATTTATCAGCAGGGATACTGCCAGAAAGCATAGCGGCTGTGATACCAAGAGCCTTGACGCGAAGTGAATCAGCGTTTGTCTCGATAGAAGAATCATCGACGTTGACAGCTAGAACTTCAGAAGAGAAGCCAAGTCCATCGCCAGCGACGGAAGAATCTAATCTCATTACGCCAGCATCATCAGCTAGGGCTGTACCACGACGTAGCTTGTCAGCAACAATGTTGCCAGAAAGCATAGAGTTTGTGATACCAAGAGCCTTGACTCGAAGTGCATCAGAATCTGTCTCGATAGAAGAGTCGTCAACGTTGACAGCTAGGACTTCAGAAGAGAAGCCAATGCCATCACCAGCGACGGAAGCGTCTAGTCTCATCACGCCAGCGTCGTCAGCTAGGGCTGTTCCGCGCTGCAGCTTGTCGGCAGCAATGTTGCCAGAAAGCATGATGTTTGTGATCTTGCTGTTGCCGATGGAAATAACGCCAGCGTTCAAGGTAGCGTCACCGCTCATTAAAACGTATGCTAGGTCAGTTCCGTCAGACTGTAAGAACTGGTGGGCGGGGCCCACAGATAGGGCAGCTGGGTCACCAGAAGCATCACCGTGAAGGATAGAACCGCGAGCGATTCCAGCCATCTTAGCGAGAGTAACACCATTGTCTTTGAGACGTAGTGCATCAGCGTTGATCTCAATTCCGCTGTCATCGACGTTGACAGAAGCAATGCCGGAAGACCAGCCGAGACCATCACCAGCGATAGAGGAAGAAACAGCAACCGTGACGGCGGCGCTGTTGTTGAAGCTAAAGGCAGCGATACCTTCGCCCTGAGATACTGCGAACTCTGTTAGTCCCTTAGCGACACCACTAAAAGCGATATCACCAGTGACGCCCATTTCGCTGCCGTCGAATGTGAAGTTAGCGGAATCCTCAAGCTCACCAGAAGTGCCAACAAGTGTGACGCGACCAGCTGTGAGATCAGAAACAGCTAGGGAAGTTAGGGAACCGACGCGGGAAGCGTCGATTGCGGTGGCACCAGCCATCTTGAGTGCGCCGGATTCGGTGATGTCTACATCACCCTCCTGCTCTAATGCACCACTTAAGACTGCTTGACCAAATTGAAATTTATAAGCCATGTTTAAAAACCCTCCATGTTATAGTTTTTGAATAGCATTGAGCAGACGCACCTATCCAAACATAATCTAGATAAAAAAGTACCGACTGCTCGACTATAACTAGAGCTTTCGATTTATAAGATTCTTAGCAGATATAATATTTGTCGAGCCCGTTACAATAAAGGTGGATCGATGCATAAGGTGACTCTAAAATAACTGAATTTTGACTATCGATTGTTTGCGATCCTGAAGCTATAATTGTCACATTGTTCGTGTGTGCGGATCCGCCCTCGTCCTTGATAACATAAGTCTGACCATCTTGCAAAGCTCCCGCATTTGGCAAGCTGATACTAACCGGAGAGGCGGCTGTATTAACCCCAATATAGTAATCAGAAGTCGAGGCTGTCAACGAAGCAGATGTATGTATTCTGTTCAGCTTTAAGCCGCCATTAACCTGTAGGACGTTGGAGGAAAACACCAGTTCAGAAGAACCACTGAACTCTCCCGATCCGGCTTGATACTGTAACGATCCTACTGGACCAACTGCTGCGGAGCCACTACCAGCAGAGTTGCTTAAGTTTATCCAATATCCATCAGAGTTCTTGTATTGTATTGTGCCGGCATTATCTCGAATACCATACCCTAGACTCCCAACAGTCCCTCCCCAATTCAAGTAAGCAGAAGAAGCAGATAGGTGTATCCCTCCGCTCACTACCACATCTGAGCCGAATTGAGCGCCAGTAGTGGCAACCAAGTCTCCTGTTATGTTTAACTGGCTCCCATCAAAAGTAAGATTACTTTCACAAGTTAGTGTGTTGGCATCTCCACCTACATTGATAACTAAAGCGTTATCTGTGGCATTCGATAAGCGCGGTATATTTAGGATCTCTGCGCCGTCGGACGTACTCAAGTTACCAGATACTATTGGAACTATTATCTGACCATTCCGGTCCTGCCTAGGCACCAGAGCATTCGGCTGCATGACTGTTCCAGACAGATTATTATATGCCACGTGCTTCGTGTCTCCTTTTATTAACTAGAAGACAAACCAGTTTGCGCCGTTAGAATATAAGCTAATGGCTGGCATAGTACCGGTGAGCACATAAGATGTTGAGCCATCGATCGTGTACCCTGAAGAGGCAGTCAATATGATGTTTGCTCCTCCTCTTACTGCTACCTCGTCCTTCACTAGCAATATAGATCCAGAATTATATAATGATGCGCTTGGGATTAGGATCTGTACGTTGGCTGCATTCTGTACTCCCAATATATATGTTGGGGCGCTAGCAGTATAAGCAGTCACTGTCACAGCTTTATATAGAACGTTAAGCCCTTGAACTGTTGTTGCTTGTGTCGCGGTGCTTACACTGAATAACGGAGAAGATGCCCCAGATAAAGAAATCGACATACTTCCTGTTCTAGTGTGTACGTCGTCATTAGTGTTTCCAAAGCGAGTAGATCCGCTAGCGTCGATCTCTGTAACGTCTTTAATGTGGTAGTGGCTTGCGCTAATCGTCCCTGTTACTACCAATGTCCCAGAAAGAACAATTGTGCTCGGCTCATAGCTGCCAAAAGAAGCAGTATAATATATTAAGTTATTGGAGCCGCTAGTGGAGTTGGCTCCTGTCAAAAACTGTAAAGATCCGGTGGGTCCGGCAGCTTGACCGCCACCGCCACCAGAACCAGTACAGTCTACATAAGCCCATCCAAAAGCCATTGTCTATCCAACCCCTACAGACCCTGACCACGAAGTGCCAGAATCAGTGTTTACTCTCTGTGGCAGTATCGACGTTAGTCCAGCCACAACGCTTGTGCTAGCGCCGCCGCCCCGTAGGTGAATTTCAGATACTTTGATCTCTATTCTTCCGGTTGAACCACTAACTGGAACTTCAAAATAGTTTGTAGCAGTTAGTCCGAGATCGGAGAAACCCACTTTTAAGATTGCAGGTCCCATATTAATAACTTCGAACCACCTTGAAACATAAGGAAACTCAATCTTTACGTTTGCTGATGTGGCATCGATAGAGCCGCTGGCGAATGGGGTGCCACTTGTCTGGTATGCCGGAACGTGGTTCAGTCCCACGTGAGATTCTTGAGATCTGATAAAACTGCTGGCCATATTAAAGCTCCAATGAGTTAGTAATTACATTATAAATAGTCATTTATTATTTCTATTCCGTCTTTCTTTCGCTCGGGCATTCTTTTGCTCTTCACGTGATCGCTCACGTGCAGCACGAATCCTCTTTTGACGTTTGCTGACAGAGGGCTTTTTGTAGTACTTTCTATCTACACACTCTTCAACGATTCCCTCGCTCTTTGTCTTTCTAATAAACTTTCTTACCATCTTGTCAACGTTTCCACGACATTCTTTGGCAGTTACTACAAAATTAGCCATTCTATTTCATTCCTTTCCATATTTTGGTTGCGCCGCCCATTAGCGAACTAATATCCACGCCGGCATCGGCAGGACTCCCTAAGTCAACAGAACCGGGCTGGGCGGCAGGTCTTTCTTGCGCAGAAAGCGGTTCTGTATTTTCAAATAAATTGACTCCATTGTAAGCATTTGCTCCAATAGCGTCCATCATCTTTGCTCTCTGTTCTTTCATCTTTTTCTTGCGCTTCTCGTTCTGGGCATCAAGTGAAGCCTGTTGAGACTGGCTAGCTCTGCGATCAGTTTGCTGAACAGCAGGGATGCTGTGGGCAGGGGCAGCTTCAACCATAAGGCTTCCTTGCAGTCCTTTCGCTACTTCCGATACAACGTTCGATAGCAAGCCCTCTTCTAATAGTACTTCGTGAATGCACTCTTTTACGAGGGGCTTGATTAGTTTCTTCAAATCTGACTTGTTCATAGTTATTCTGTGGCTGGGGGTTTTCTTTGGATATAATGCACAATTATGGAAGAGATCTTTATGATTTCGGGGTGTTTATTCGGCATCGACCGAATAATTCGTATAGCGCCGTGATCATCAGGCAGCTTCTTTAATGCGGCGGAAACATCTCTCTCTCGGCTTCGCAATAAATCGGTATCCGCTAGTTTGTCAATCTTGCTCGCTTTGTTATCTCCTGCACTCTCCGCTATCTCTGTATATAAATATTTACTTTTAAATGGTCCGATAACTTGCATAAAAGCATATAAGTCTTCTTCGAAATTGGCTCTTCCATCATATTTTTTTTTGTGTACTTTCTCTAGCCTTTTGTATTCCTCTCTGTTTTTGACCTTCTGCAGATGATCTCCAAAGTAGTCGTAAACGTATTCCGGCTTTGGTGCTGCAGCAACAGGGACAGGCTCGGGCTCTGCTGTCGCACCTGCTGTCGCAGGGACCTCTTTTTTCGTCTTAACATTTCCCCGCCCTAATCCCGATAGTGGTGAGGGTGTGCCTTGCCCCTTGGCTGCGGCGGCTATACTTTTAGCAGTGTTGATTATATCAGAAACATACTCGTTCAAGATTCCTGTATCTGTGGCTTTTGTTTCTTCAATAAAGCTTAGCCATTTTCTCTCATACTCAGTCATCTTCTAACACTTCGTTTAGCAGTCGGTTGATCCTATCTGCCTTTGTGAATAGTTTGCCTTGGAGTTCTACCGACTCCTTCATCATAAATGCTCCGGGGGTCGAAGGCTCCGAAACCATATCAAAGCAAATCAGTTGAAAGTCATCCTCAACGATTGTCTCTCCCCCGACACTCTCTCTAACTGAACCCATACCTCTCGAAGAGATACCAACGCTCACCCCACCGCGCACCAACTCTTGGAGTACTTGTCCAGCACTCGTATTGAGCACTTTAATTTTACCCATCACATCTTTGCCTTCCATCCAAATTTCAGTTACCATGTGAGAAACTGAAGCAAGGTTGACGACGTTAGACTCTGGATGATCTAGTTCGCCTATTGCTCTGCTTTCTTTTACTAGCTTGGAATAGTTCTTCACTTCTCTGCGAAGAACGTGCTCGGGATAAATACGGTTATTGCCGTTACGAGTGTCAGCCTTCTGCATAATGCCTGTTAAGTAAATGCCGCCTTCCGCTACGTGTCTTTTCTCTTCCTCGGTCAGAAGATCTTGGCAGACTCCGCCTTCACACAATTGGTAAAATTCTCGTAGTAGTTTCATTTGTTTTTCCGTTGAGTGCGGGCGTTACCCGCGTGAGTTAGGAGCCTTTGCAGCAACGACGAACGGGCTGCAGCATCCACTTGTTTGTCCATGTATTCTTCATCTTACTCTTCTCCTGAGAAGTTATTATATTTATGATTTTGCGTCACCTGGATCCCAGCATCGCTGAAAACCATGTTAAGAATATATGAAGTTCCCGAAGACAAAGATCCCAGAAGGAAGAAATTGAACACAGAAACGTCAAAACTAAATAGTTCGGTGAATGGAGAAAGCAGCATTAAAAACCAACCGACGTGAAATCCCATACACATAGGACAGTGAAAGACCTTGCCGTAACCCTTGTAGGATTCTTTGTGAGGGCGTAGTTTTTTTATTACGGGCATATCGCTATAAACTAATATTTGTGTTAGTCCGTAGGCTATTAGGACGAATAGTATAAGTTCCATTATTGTTCTCCTTGCCTAATGTCTGGCTCATCTGTATCTGGGTGGGCACCCACATTATCCTGAAACCATTTTTCTAATTCTTTATTCAGATTTGGCAGTGGTTCATCAGATTTTGCATTTGCCTTAGCGTATCGTATTATACCAACAGCCCATTTTTTTAATTTTTGTTTGTCAACAAGTTGCTCATATTCATCTTCAATTCCCAATTGTGAATAGCCGGGTATGTCTTTTGTTAAAGAATCGTCCATCCCAATTAGATCATCAACTATAAATGCCCCTATTTTGCCACCTTTTTCTTTAGCAGCATTCGCAAGCCATTCTGTTGCTTGTTCGGAGCCTTGCTTTAATTTTTCTTCAAGTTCGTCAGGAATGAAATCCAATACATCTTCTAAATCTCCTATAGTGTCAAAGGTCTGTCTTAGTCTCCCCGTGGCAACTTTAAATCCAAACTTCAATAGAGACTTGCCGATCCTCGGGAACCTCTCGGCTGCTATATTTAATAAGATGTTCTGACCAAGATCACCCCAAGTCTTGGGTTCGTTTGCATTTTCTAAGATAATAAACTTATCCCAGCGTTCCATTATGACTTTCATTTCACTTGGCATTATACATTCCCTTTAGGTGCTTAGTAGCCGTAGCTTAAGGAGTTTGGACTACTAGTAAACCCTGGTCGTATAGATCCCTTCTCTGTGGACTGGGGGACTTCTCCCAATTCTGTAGAGTCTGTCTTGTCTGGATCAGAAAGCTCGTCATCAGACATAGAGATTATTGCTTCTGTGGACTCAAAGTATGGGCGCTCTTCATCAATAAATTTAGATATATTAATCAAGGTCATTTTGGCTGTATTCAAATCTTCTTTGAATGGCTGCTCCATTGTTGCCTCGAACGCTCCACAAAAAGAGGAGCCAATAATAGACTCTGGAATGACCAACCCCTTCTTTCTCAGGTGAGTGAATAATCTATTTTGGGCTCCGTAAGACAACTCAGTCATAGTATCTTTAGGAAAGGCTAACACTTTGTTCTTTGACGGAGAGATTACGATATCGATATCCCCGTGATCAAATATAAGCAAATCCCCACTCATGCTCTTGCGCAGATCCAACTCAAGGCGAATTACTGCTGTCTGGTTTTGTCTTCCGATTTTAATCGTTAACGGCATTTGACTGAAACTCCTTGACTATTGCTTGTGTGCGCAAGATAGTGGTTATTGTGTTATCGTTAAGGGTAGCCTCTTTAAGCGACTCCATTCTATCGATTACCTTCTTTGTCTTCAGGAGCATGTCAGAGTCTTCTTGCAGGATATGAGTGTTCAAGCTAGCTCTTAACTCTTCCTTTAGACGCGCCACTTCATTGTTTAAATATACTTTCAGAGATAGAGAGTTATCTGCGAATGAAGCAATATAGTGGGACAGCAAGACTTTCTGTTCTTCTATTAACTTATCTTCGTATTTTTCATTGAACTTCTGAACGAAGGTGTTTAAGGTTATGTTGTCTATATCTTTTGTTTTGTCGAAAACATTTTTTTCACACATAATCTCCACAATCTTATTTTCTAACAAAACTCTTTCTTTCGGCGATAAATTGTCAGAAAAGATTTGATGAATCGTTGCTAGTGTCTTGTAGTTCGGAACAAAGTTGGAAAAGATGGAAGGATCGACTTTTTTGTTAATATCGTGAATCGTTCTTGTTTGTGCCTCGAAAAGTTCTTTTGGATCAAGAGAAGCTCTCTGTCTCTTTGCTTCTAAAATAATTCTCTGCGAGGTCTCGGCAGATAAATCTCGCGTTTCGTATATAGAACGATAACAGGACAGATCTTTGTTTAAAGTTGTGCCAATAGAAAAGTGTTCTTTTAAAATTGAGATGATAGCCTGCTTTCTGCTATTATCCCCCTTTAGTATAGCTGCCGTCATATCTTTCAAAAGAGTCTCGTATATAACAGCTGTGTTTCTTTTTTTATTGTGCTTTACTTTCATCTTTTTATTCCTTTGGCTTTTCGTTACTCTCAAGTCCCGCCAGTAGCTTCCTGACAGAATCGTTGAGTTCGAACAGTTTATTTTCCTCAGCATCCTCTCTTAAAGTATAACTAGGTAGTTGTTGCTCATAAATACCTTTTGCGATAGAAGAGCCGACCTTCAAAGAGTTGATTTCTGCGCCTGGAAAGACATTCCGAGTTGTATTGCTGCTCTTCTCAGTCTTGCTTTTGGCTGCATAAGATCTTGTTCTCGGACCTGTGTCCTTGCGTCGGTCATTATCCACAGGCTTGTAGCTGCTCTTCTCGTAAGTTCGAACATCTTTGCGAGAACCGGGAGGAACTGCCAATAGAGGAGACTCATCGCCTGCTGGCTCATCAGTCGGCTCGGCTCCGCCTGCCTCTCCACCGGCGTCACTAGCCGGCATCTCTTCGGGTCCGCCAAGATCTCCCCCAAGGTCAAGGTCATCACCCAATCCCAGATCATCGCCTAGACCGCCACCTAGATCGCCGCCTAACCCGCCACCACCGCCGGCGACTGCAGCTTCTGCCACAGCTTGCAGCTTAGCATCGTGTGTACGATCGTAATACATCTCTTTTTGGTTCCTGGCAAATTCTTCGTGAGACATACCAAAAATATGTTCCGACACCCAACGACGAGAGAAGAAGCCTTCTGTTGCAGAACCAGCAATATCGAACTTAGCTTTCCAGTGCTCCACCTCTTGCAACTCAGCAATCTTGGAGGGATTGTTTAAAGATAACTTAAAGCTCAAGAGATCATCGCCGCGAAACCCAAGAGTGTAAAGGTGGATAATCCCTATCTTTTCAAGCTCTGCTACGATTACTCGCTGCAATCTTTGAATCGTTCTTGCGAATCTAATGTCTTTTTGTGCAAGTGTTGTCTTGTCTTCCGATGCTCCGTCACCCATTGCCAAGTATGCCTGGGGAATTTTTAACGCGGAAAAAAGCTTATCTCTGAGGTATTTGATATCATCAATTGCTGTAATGTTTGTGCCGCCGGCAAGATTGGTTATCTCTGTGGCGGATCCTGCTCGGACTGGAATGAAATAATCTTCTTCGATAGACATCGGGTTGTATCGCAAGTCTACGCGACCGGTCTTTGAGTCAACTACAGAGTGACGCTTAAGTTGCGTAACGATCTTTTCCATAAACTGCTCCACCTCATTGGGAGGAACTGCTCCGACATCAATCTTAAACACACGGCGCTCAGATGAGCGTACAACACGATAAGCCATCATCGCATCCTCCATAAGAGTAAGTTGTCTCCAGATACGTCGTGCTGGCTCAAGAATCGAAGTTCCGTAAGGTGCGTACTTATCATTTCCAAGCACGCGGAAGTGGGCAATCTGCCAATTCTCGAAGGTCATTCCTGCAGAGTTCCACTGGTATTGGACGTAGTTCGCGTTAGTTGCGTCTTGACCTTCGAGTCGCTCGACCTCTTGGACGGGCATTGCAATAACTGATTTCACTCCAAAATTATCATCGATGTCTAAATACAAAAAGAAATCCCCGTACTTGCACATTGTGCGTGCCCAGCCAAAAAGATTATATTGAAGGTTTAGGGTGTTGTCGTACAGAGAGCCAAGGACCGCTTTGATCTCTTCATTCGAGCACTTGATATTCAGCATAGGCTTTAGATCAGAATACGTAGTCATTTCATCGGCGTAGATATCCATAGTGGATGCGATCTCTGGAGTATACTCCATTTGATCGAAGTCAATGTATCTCTCTGATCGGCGCTGGTTTCCGATCGCGTTTGTAGCAATGTGGTCTAGCGGGTTATAGAAAGTCTTCTTAAACTGCTGACCGGAAGCTGATTTAAACCTAGCAGCATACTTGTCTAAGTGCTGTCGACGGATGCGGCGGCCTGACTGAGAACGATAGTTTACAATCGGTCCAGAGAATAACCTTGTCAGCCTCTTAAAGAGTTCTGACTGCTCATTGGCAGGGTTCTTGCCTTTGTTAATATTTCTGTTTCTCGGTGCCATTTAATTTCTCACTTTATGATCCACTTGTATTGACTATACAAGTCTTCAGCTTCACTCATCTTACCAAATAAGTTGTCACTTTTGTAGCCTTGTTGTCCTCTAATCTGAGTGTTCATAGTTGTTTTTGTGCTGATTATTGATTTAACAAATGCTTTTTGATAGTTAAGATCTCTCGCTGAAGATTGCAAGGCAGTGTCTCTTACCCAGCAGGCTATTGCTAACGCCATAACTAGATCGTCGTGGTATCCTCTCATCGCCTGCGGTTTGCCGTTTTTCCAAACAAATGTCTTCATCTCTCCGATTGTGCGCGAGGAGTATATGGTAATTAGTTTGTTTCTAATAAACTCTTCTAACTTCGCTACAATAAGAGGTCTCGTCTTCATCGATGTTGTAAATCCCGCGACAGCAGAATTTCCTACTTCTGCCTGATGCTGCTCTACATACTCATGTGTAGACTTTATGGAATAGTATAGATTTGGATACCCATATCCAATAAGTTTATCTAAGACGGTATAACCTATATTATTATTCTCCACTACGAGCATTGCATTTCCGAACTCTCTCCCCACTTGGTTCAAGAAATTTGCATACATATCTGGTGTTGGTTTACCTTGGTATTCGCCCACCACTTCTAGAGTTTCTAGTTTTAGAATGTGTAGCGTGGAATAGTCCGCTCCATCGCCGCGTGAAACATCTGCAACAGCAAGATAGTTGTGAGCAGGATCATAGTCTTCCCAGATCCAAAGGTTTCGATCAAATCCGGTTCTATATTTCGGTTCTTTCGTTTTCTGTAGTAACCAAGTCATACTGTCCGAACCTATAACTGTTTCGCCGGAAGTATTGAAGTTGCACTCCAGCTCTTGCGCAATCTGGCGCTTGGACATATTTTTGGTTTCTTTCTTGAACCATTCTTCATCTCGCTCTGGGTGTACGTCCCACATAAGAGTTGTCAGGTTGAAGTTATTTTCGCCACTCTCGGCACCGACACAGGTCTTATGGAACCAGTTGCCAACACCGTTAGGGGTCGATAGTGCAATGCAGCGCCCACCAGTCGACAGTGTTGGGTATAGCCCGGTCCAAAGATCCTCTAGTCCCTCAATGTGTGCTGCCTCGTCTAGAACCAAAAGGGACAAAGCCTCGGAGCGACCAGCGTCTCCAGAAGTGGACGCTGCCTTGATCGAAGATCCGTTGGATAGAATAAAAGAGGTTCTGTTATCTATATCGATACTTGCAATACGAATCCAGTCTGGAAGATTCTTCATAATCTTCTTAACCTTGTTGACCAAGTTTCCAGCAGTCGCAAACTTGGTAGCCATAACAAGTACAGCTTTATCGCGATGAAAAAGCATCATCCATACAATATAACCCGCAGTTAAGGTAGATATCCCAAGCTGGCGACCTTTGTTGATTACATTAAATCGATAATCGTTAAAATCTCCCAGTAGGAGATCTTGATAATCAAAAGTATTGAAGAGGATTAGACCGTCGATTGGGTGAGAAATTCTAGCGTAACTCTTTAAAAAGTAGGCTGGGTTCTTTCCGCACTTAAGTATTTCTCTTACTTGCTCTTTTTTGCTTAACTGAAACGCCATCAGTCACTTTTAGACTTTGGGCGTGTGTCGTTCTCTGGTCTCTTACCGCCTTCACCGTCCCATCCACCCAGAGAGAGGAACTTTTCCCAATTAGCTTCGGGCTTAGTATCTGCTTCTGCTGATACTTCCATAGACTCGTCTAAGCCGCCAATCCGGTAATGCATCTTAGCAGTGACCCACGAGCGGACACGGGAAGCATTTTCGACGCGCACGTCTATTTCGCCTTCTTTCGAAAGAGTCACAGATTCTCCACGAATCTTACGATATTCTTTTTTGAGAAAAGAAGCGATATCTGCAACACGCTGCTCGATATCTGACTCGAAACCATTTGCGTAAACTTCCTTAAGTTTGACTTCGGACTGATAACTAAGGCACATCATGTTCCCGTAGAACTTGACGCCGAAGCCGTCCATCACTCTTTGATCAAGAATAGGGTCACCTTCTTCTCTCTGTAAACCAGCCTTCAGTGGCACTCCCTTATCGTCAAGAGCCCCATCGTATGCATTTGCTGCGGCTTGCGAAAGCCCTTGTACTATTTCGTAAACTGTTGCCATTATTATTGGTTTCCTTTCATTTTGAGTAACTTTAATACTAAGGTGTTGATTGCGGTACCCCTGTTTCCAAAGATTGATTCAAGCACATTCTTTCTAACTTGGGCTGTTACATTTGGAGTAAGGAGGATTTGGGCTAGCATTTTCTTGTACTCTTCCTCTCCGAGCTTGCCTCCTTGGGTTGTGCTGGTGGTTACCTTTTTTGTTCTTTGTGTCTCTTCGCCATCAGAGGCATCGGCTGTGGGAAGTTCGCCGGCTAATTCGCTGATTTTATCAAACTCTTCCTTGATGAGCCGCTTTATCTGTGATTTAGTGATTTTCATTGGGTCTCCATCCTTTTAGCCATCTTTCCTCTCTGCCTTCCACATATTGGATGTGGCAGGTGCTGCAACATTCAAATTTAATAAGGCAAACATCGTCCATTGCTTTCTTTGGAAAAACTCCACAGATCGGACAATTTTTTAAGGATTCTCTATTAAGTAGTTTTTGTGATATCTTTATGCCATTAACCTCAACTTTTTCTTGTGCCGGCGATTCTTGTGTTAAGCGAGCGTACAACTCTTTCATCTGCTTTCTGTACTCTTTCTCTTTTTCTTCTCCCCAATTTGATTTAGGGTTGGCGATCGCTTCCTCGCCATATTTCTGCTTTATTGCCTTCTCTATCGCGGCAATCTTGTCGTAATTTTTATTGCTCATTAAACACCCTGTATGCTCCATATGATAAGGCTATCCCACTTACGAGTCCGGCAGCTGTCCATATAGCAGGATTTCTCTTGGTCTGTTTTTGTAGCGCTTCTGTTAGCGCTTCATTTTCTTTTTCCAAGGAACTTGCTCTCGCATCACATTCGCTAGCCAATGAGTCATGACGAATTCGTAAGTTTTGTAATTCTAGCGCATGTTCAGTCGCTTGTGTATCTAAAGCGTACTTCATTTTTATGTCGCACTGAGACTGTACTGCTGTATGTTCTGCTAGTATTGTTGCAGTCGCTGCGGGATCAAACAAAACACCCTCGAACGGAGCGCACTGATCTTGTCCTAAAAATGTAAACTTCCCCGGCTCTTGAGCGAATGCAGCGCTACTCCACAAGCTCAAAACCATAAGCGTTAATGATCTCATTGGTTAGCCCCTCCTTGTCTTGAGAAAATTGACGCAAGTATGCACTCTTCTTTTTTCTTTTAGCTAACTCAAGCTGCTCTTGAGCCTCAGCGTGGCTTCTTTGAATCTCCTCAAGAGCTTCTTTATAATCTTCGAGTGCTTCTTCTCGCTTTCGTAACTCTTGCGCGTGAATATCTCTCAAAGATGTGAGTTGTGTTTCCATCGCTTGATTAGATACCTCATATGCCTTACTTAATGTGCGATAATCCATATGCGTTTTGAAAGCCATTGTCGAAAGACATAGAATTATCACCAACTCTTTCCAGTTCTTGAGAATGAATCCTATTATCTTCTGCTTTATCACTCAAGCACCTTTTAGTTTTGCTATGCCATCAATAACAGTTTGTCCACCAATATAAATGCCTGAGATGATTATCCAGTCTGATGATTCTAAACCAGCAGCGACCATCAACACTGTGGCTGTCAACCAAACCAAAAACTTGCGAGAGATAATCTTTTCTACAAATGTATCTAATTTTGCTTTTGCTACCTCCATCACATTTCACCTCTTTCGTCGGGTTTATTATCAACATACTCTTCCGGAGATACACCTGTAAACCACGCATCATAAGGGTTTTGTTCTGGATCCTCTGTGAATTCGAATCCTAGTTCTGCGACCAATCTTGCCCATTCTTCAAACTTAATTTGTTTCTCTTGTTTGTGGGGTGCTCTATCTGATTTCTGTTGGTCTCTGAACTGCTCATCTTCTTCTATTTGATTACGAATCTCTT